CGTGGTGGAGGTGCGCGGCACGTTAACCCAGTTCCCGTCGTTGCGGCGCCATTGCGCTTCATAGGCGATAGCGTTCTGCGCCTGGTCCCAGCTCACGCGCATTGTTTCGACGCTGATATTTTGCTGCACCACAGAAAACGAGCTGATCACGATGTTCGCAGGTGGCGACTGGTTGCCCGGCGGGATCACGCTCACCGGCCGCTGGTCAATGATGGCTCCGGTATCAATGCGATCGAATTTATCCGGATCGTGATTTGCACCGACAATTGTGAACGTGCCGTCATTATTATCAGTTACCGTAATAACGCGATACTGCTGCGCGTAGAGCTCATCAGACTCAATGACCCATACGGCCTCAGCCACAGGCGTTTCACTGTAAGCGGTCGTAACGGTAACTTTATTGCCCGTTATCGACTGAATGGTGCGTGACTGAGAAACACCCGATGGAAGATTGACAATCATCCTGTCGGCTGCCGAAGCATCCGGCGCCCTGTCCAGCGTCAGCACGCGACCATTCACCGCAGAGATACGGCCGCCCAGGTCACGACCGGATAGATTCCGGTCCGCTACAGCAATTACATAGCCAGGCTGTGGAATGTTGCCATCTTCCCCTACATTGAAAGTAACAACGCGATCTTTGTTGTTGGTGAGGATCCCCCATCGCCCTTTCCGGTTCGCTTCCGACTGACGAGTACAACCGATCGCAGTTATTTCAAGCTGATTAAACCCATAACGCGCAACCAGCGCCTGCTCAAAAACAGGCTCCATCGCATCAGAATAGGCGTTATCAGGATCAGACCAGGACACCAGCGCATTGGTGTAACGGTTCTTTGTGGTGCTGCTGGAATAGGTAAAGCGGCCTTCAATAACGTTCGCATGCGTGTATGTAAAATCAACATCTCTCGGCATGTCCGCCAGCGCCACAATCTGGTCGTCTCCCCAGTAGGTCATCCCACGGAAGATAGCCGCAAAATCACGCAGGACCGTATAAGCGTCGTTGCGCTCCTGAATGTACACGTTGCAGGTATAACGTGGTTCGGTACCACTTCCGCCTTTGCCATCCGGTACCATTTGATCGCAATACTGTGCAACCTGGTAGAGCGTCCATTTATCTATGTTGGCCGTTGTAAGACGATCTCCAAGTCCGAAACGGTCGCTAACCACCAGGTCATAGAAAATCCATGCAGGGTTATCGGTCCAGGCCCATTTAAATGTCCCAGCCCACGTACCGCTATAAGTGCGGGTTTCGGGGTCATAAGTATCTGGAACGCGGATAACGCGGCCGCGGGGCTCGCAGGAGATCTGCGGGATAGAGCCGTTAAACTGGCTGGAATCGAATTCGATATAGAGCAGCGCTGTATTTGGATAGCGTAACTTGGCGTCAATTACCTCAGTAAAACTCTGCAGCGACATCGTGTCGCCGATCTTCGCGCTGTTGGCATCAGAGGTAATCTTACGCAGTCGGATTGTCCAGGTGCTGCCAGCCTGAGGCAAATCAATACGGTGACTGCGCTCGTAACCTGAAGTCGTTTTGCCGGTCACGCTGGTATTAAGTACCGTCTGCCATGTGCCGCCGTCCGTCTGCAGGTCAATCGCATAATTAACCGAGTAGCCGACCAGATCGCCGTCGTCCTCCTGTTTGAAAAGCGAAGGCCATTTCAGACGCAGGCGAACCGCTGAAAGCTGCGTATTGGTAAACGTGCGCGTCCACGCTGTAGCGCTCGATACCTCAGTTCCCACGCTGACTTCGTTTTCGGTACCGGGTATGCCCTGAATATATTTTTGGGCCTGAGTTCCCGCGCGAAACTCCCACGTCACGCCGCTGAAGTTTTGGGAGCCGTCGGCATTCTCCAGAGCCGTTCCGTCCAGGTAGATATCTTTCGCCGTCAGCTGCCCTGCAAATTCGCCCTCTCCCAGCGCAACGAGGATTTTTGCCTTCGCTACAGATTGCAGATCATCAGGCTGTTCGGTAGGGGTTCGGGAACTGGAGCTGCCGCCCTTGCGGCCTTTTATAGCGATTGCAGTTGCCATATTGCACCCATAAAAAAACCACCCGAAGGTGGCCTGAAAGAAGGTATTTATTTATTGCTGATCTTCAACATAAATCCCGGCAGAAATAATCGCGCCACCGATTCGCCGGCGACCATACAGGAGCGGTACCGGATTCCCCTGGGCTGTCGTATTTGTGACTCCACCAAAGGCATAACTGGCCTTGTTGTCCGCCGATTGCTTGCTGGCGAGTCCGGTTGTCTGCGGTGAGAGCATCTGCACAATGCCGCCCAAGGCCATTGCCCCACCGATCTGGAACATAATGTTACTCGCAGCGATACCTACGCCTGGCATCCAAATTGCCGCCGCGACTAATGCAGCACCGAGGATGGTCTGGAAAATCCCTCCTCGCTTACTCCCAAAGATAACTGGCGCTATGCGAATATCAGCCGAGCTCTGATCCATGACGAGTTCATCATTGTTCAGGTTACGCTTATCACTGAACACGGCATAGGTGAGGCCACGCTGCGCACTAGTATTAAGAAAACGCTCGAAGCCCGGGACTATCACACACAATGCGCGGATGGCTTCTTTTGGTGAGGCTACAGATAAACGATATTCACGACCGAATGTGGCACCTAGCACACCATACAATCGAATTGTGCGGACCGGCTCAACATTGAGTAATGCTGCCATTTTTCCCCCATAAAAACTGTCACAGGCGGTTATCAGAAACAGTCTTTAAAGCGCAGTATTTTCATTGTGCGCTCACGCCAATAACCGCCAAACGGTACGCGCTGGCTCAGATGCCCATAAAGGTGATGCAGTAGCATGTTGCCTTCCAGCAGAATCCCCGCATGATTCCACTTATCGGCCTGGACCTGCATGATCACCATATCGCCTGGTTTCGGCGGCCCGTCGAATTCACGGAATCCGCACTCGTACCAGCAATCCTGATAAAAGTTGTCCGGATAGTCCTTTTCCCACTAGGGATAATCGACCCGGTAGTCGTGGAGCTCGATACCATGCGTTTGCCGGAAGTAGCTCATTACCAGCCCCCAGCAGTCGAAGTGACCAAGCACAAAGGGACGCTCCAGCAGCGGCAGTTCTCCACGCGGCTGAATGGTCCGTAAATCCCCCTCCGGCCAGCTCACGATATGCCAGGGTAAAAGGGTTGCATCGCATTGCGCTTTATCCAGTTCGCTCGGTTGCGTCGTGGCATCAGGGTGACTGTGAGCGATGGCAATGACCTTCCCCCAGTCTTCAGCAGCTGCATAGTCTTCGGGGCAGAGTACAAAATTGTCCTCCGGCACCACGGCAAGATTCCGGCACGGGAAATAACGTTCAACACGGCTTTTCTGCGCCACCACGCCGCAACACTCGCGAGGATACTCAGCTGCAGCATGGGCCATAATCGCATCGATGGTTTTCTGACGCATATCAGCTCCTGATCAAAGACGTGCCCGGGAACCCACCGAACGGCAGTTCGTTGCCGTCTCCATGCCGGAGCTTACAGGCCGTAAGCGTGCCGTTGCATTCGTCCAGAGAAGGGTCGCTCACCTGGTTGTTGTTTTTATCGAAATAGCGGGTTCCGGCATAGTCACAGCCGTCGCCGGTGCGATATTTATTCCGGATACACCAGGTACACAGAGAATGAAGCTGACGTGTCGGGATCATCAATCCCTGCAGGTCCATCGGACTGGTAAGAACAAACTCAATACTTTCGCCGGGCAACTCACTATTTTTACCGTCGATGTAGAAAACTCGTTTCCTCACCTGCAGGGGATCTGCTGTGGGATTTCCATCCGGGAAATTGCGCGCATCGAGATAATGCGTAAATGTGTCATGAATAGTGACCTTGGCCTGCAGCATATCGTCATAAGCAAGACAGAGCGCCGTGATTGAGCTGTCAATATTTGCCACGGTAAGCGTAGGCTGCGCGCTGCTGCCATCGGTAGAGGCTTCCAGCCCCTCCAGCGTATATGGCCAGGCACCATACTCTTCGCCCTGCCACCAGATGCTCTTCGCCTTAAGCTTTGATTCGTCGCCACCAGCAGCCGCAATTTCATCTTCGGTATGCGGCAAGTTATATGCATGAAAGCGCAGAACGTTGTCCAGACCAAACGCAGAACCGTCCACCTCGAGAAGACGCATTTTTTCACCAGGTTCGAGGCGTTGATAATCTTCGGTAATCATGGTGCGTATGCCTGCTTGAAGGTTGCTTTGATGATCATCACTTTGCTGGAGAGCGGCTGGGCTTTAATGGAATCAGCTTCTATCCGGTATAAACCGGTTTCGCCAACAGGGGATGTCCAGATAAAGGATTTTGTAATGTGTTCGCGGCAAAAACTCAGAGCTGCAAGTATCTCTGCCTTCTTCCCAGTAAGAGTCATTGGCCAGGACTGTTTTTCAGGATTAATTCCATCCCCAACGATCTGCTCATAACCGTCACCAAAGGATGCAGAACGAGTTGAGTAGCTGAACTCCCCCTCCATTCCTGCATGTATCTGGGTTCGCCAAGTGAATGTTTGGATCGCCACTTATCCTCCGGGTATAAAAAAACCCGCAGAAGCGGGTTATTCACAAGAGTGAATACGAGGTATTAAAACGTTTCTATGGTCGAAATTCGGTAGACATAAGGGCCACGCTGCATTCCGTCCTCGTCAGTTTCGTTATATGTAATGACACCGTCTACATTCAGGGGGATATCAAGAATATCAATTGTTGCGGTGTTTTTTTGGATTGTTGAACCCCAATCCAGAAGAGCTAACCCATCCCCAAATTCTTCCATTACGAATGGGTAACGCTCAACTCCCCATGTCTCAAAGTTTTCTACAAAACCAAAACCGAAGGCAGCAGAGTCATAATTTAGCTTTTTGTCATTCAGGACTGGAGAAACGAATGAAATGCTTGATTTTCCATCCCCTACCCACAGGGCTGTCACTTTAATTGAAGCCATTCAAAAAACCTTAACTTATTAATTTCAAGGAGATAATCATAACACCTCAGTATGAGGATGGTCTGTATTCTTGATACGATTACCAAAAATAGGGGTACTACAAATGAGAGTTCCTGTTAATTATCTAGATTTCGTTGCATTCCAGATTAGCCCCCCAGGTTGCAGCTGTTTGGCAATCCCAGCACGAACAGATTGATCGATGGTCTGTTTGTAAGCCCGTGAAATAGCGTCGTTGCTGCCTGAAGTCTGCTGCTGAGAGTTCTGGTTTTGAACGACTACAGACGTTTGAACATTTACGCCACCAGCAGCAGGAGATTGCAGGCCATACGTTGGCGCCCGGCCAACGTAACCACCATCGGCATACCCTTGTGCTCCACGCATCAACGCATAGAGATTGCCGACACCCAGCGCATTGGTCGCCTCCTTCGTAAACACAAATTCACCACCATGTACCACGCCTTTCGGTTGGTACTTACCACCATCACCGGTGTAACCACCACTATCGAATCCCGGCACCAGACCGCCACCAGAGAAACCAAAGAACGCACCGATACCCGTTCCACCAAAGGCTGACTTCATTCCACTAACCAAAGCCAGTTGAGTCAGCATCTGGGCGATGCCCTTCAGGAAGGTAGTCAGGAAGTCTGAGAAGTTAGATTTACCAGTAGTAAAAAAGTCGGTGAGCGTGCTGGCCATTCCGGTAAACGCATTGCTGGTAATCGTCTGCACCTGCGAGTAGACATTGGTCGCGCTGTCCTCAAATTCAGCCCAGCCCTTTTTCGCGCCAGTCAGCCAGTCACCCCGTAACCGGCCCTCTGCATCATAGTAATCATTCACCGCTTTAAGCTGCTTCTGATATCCCTCGTCGTCAAGCGTGCCGCCGGAGTTGATCCAACCAGAAGATAGCTGGCTCTTTGCCAGCTCACGTTGTGCCTGACGGTCACTCATCCCGGCACCGTTCACTAATGCAGACTGCTTCTCTGCCATCTGCGTGACGTATTTCTGCGAGGTATCCATTCGCTTGTTCAGCTGTTCCTGTGCGGTAATCTGATCACCTAACAGGGCTTTCTGCCGTGCCAACTGAAGCACCTGGTCTTTACTCGCCAGCAGGACTTGCTCCTGCTTTGTCAGTGAACGTGAACGCGAGGCCTCTTCCAGCACCTGAAATTTCGCTTCAGTCGTCCACAGATCTTTGCGCTGCTGGCTGATAGTGTCGTTCAGCCCTTTATGCTGCTGCAGCGCGCGTAATTGTGCCTGAAGCGCCAGCAACTCGGCCTGGGCAGCATCCGTGCTGCGATCGCCAGCCGATAATGTGCCCTGCTTTCCGGTTTTGGTCTTTTTACCAAAAGAAGCGACTCCTTCCCGATCCTTCTGGGTGGTTGCGGTACTTATCTTTCTGGTCGTATCGAGGTATTTACCTGCACTTATATCAGCCGCATCCCAGTCTTTTTTCAGCTGAGAAATGCTGTCGCCATAAGCGCCGGCCATTTGTTCGTTGTAGTCCTGCCATCCCTGCAAGGTATCTGTTTTCGCCCAGTCGGGAACGAGGTTAATCGCGGCAGCGATAGAGGAAGAAATGATCTGGTTCAGCTTCTGGAAAACGATCGCAACGCTGTAATAAATTGCGTTGAATTCCTTCAGTGTGTTTGATGCCAGCTCGGCTACCCACTGACCGATACTCTGCATAGCCTCAGACGCCCAGCCCTTGATATCCAGCCATAGGCGACCAAACGGTGTCAGCGAGTCGTAAGCCTGCTCTCCGCGTTTTGCCATCGTATCGCCAAACAGGTCCATAGCCTGCGTAACGGCCGCGGTCTGGTCCTTTTGCTTTATCAGATCGTCAACATGCTTAAGTTGTGAAACGGTCAGGAAATTATATTGTTCGTTGAGACTCTGCAGCGCTTTAACAGGGTCTTTTTCGATGTCCTTATAGGCTTTGGCAATGTCCTGCGCCGAGACTATACCGGTCTGAACCGCCAGCGCCGTGGAGCCCGCTGCTTTTTCAAGTTGCTGCTGTGTCAGCGATCCCATGCCAACCAGCTCAGTCATCAAACTCTGAACGGTTCCT